GTTTTACTGCTGCAGAAGCTATTGCTGCATTAGATGGTGTAAATGCTCTTGCAATAGCTACTGGCTCGGACCTTGCAAAAACTTCAGAAACTATTGCTGTTGTTATTAGACAATTTGGTTTAGAAACTAGTCAAGCCACAAATATTGCTAACGTTTTTACTTCTGCAATAACAGGTTCGTTAGCAACATTAGATAAATTAACAAATGCCTTTGAATATGTAGGTCCAATAGCTGCTGGTCTTGGTAGAACAGTAGAGGAAACGACAGGTACATTACAAGTTCTTTTCAATAAAGGTTTTAGCGGTGAAAAAGCTGGTAGAGCATTAAGGCGTGTATTTGTTGACTTAGCAGATTCAACAAGTATTGTAAATAGACGTTTAGCTAAGCTTGGTATTTCATTCGATGATGTCAATCCAACTGTAAATAGTATGGCAGATATTGTCGATGTACTTAATGCTAGTTACGTCGATGCAACTAATGTTGCAGCAATATTCGGTAAAATATCTGGTGCACAAATGGCATCATTATTAGCTGCTGGCGGCGATGCGATTAGGGAAATGGAAGCATCAGTAACTGGCACTAATCAAGCATTTGAAGCAATGGCTATTCAGATGGACACACTTCAAGGTTCATTCGATAAGTTTAAAAATGCAAATGAAGCATTAAAAATAACACTTGGTAAAGAATTATCACCTGCTTTAAGAACAGCAACAGATATTGCAACAAGCTTTCTATTAGCTATAAATGATATGCCACCAAAATTACTTGCTATAGTTTCTGGTGTAGCAGGTATTGCTGTTGCATCTACAGCTTTAGGCTTTGCATTAACTAAAACAGCTGGTATATTAGGCTTAACCTTTTTACCAGGTTTAGGTCCACTTATAGCTGGTATTGCTGGAGTAACTACCGCAATAGGTTTATTAGTTGCAGGCACTGCAGCATTATCAAATCTTGGTATTAAGAAAGCTACAGAAAGCTTTAGTGATATGACTAATGAAATGCAGTTAACTGGTGAAGAAGCTAAAACAATGATTCGTAGTTTTAGTGATGTATCATTTACATTAAATAATTTTGGTAAAAATGTACTGCAAGGTGCTTTTGGGACACCTCAAAGACGCAGTGTTTCAGATTTAAGTGCTTTAATGCATAGACTTGCTGATGAATATGATATAAGTATTGAAAAAGTAATAGAACTAGCTGAACGTAGTACTGACTTAACTGCTAATTATGGCGCTGAAATAGAAGCTATTAAACTAGCTGCTGCTGAACAGCGTGCACGTGATGAAATAGCTGGTGAATCTTCTAAAAAGCGTTATGATGCACAACAAGAGTATATTGATGCACTTAAACAAGAAAAGCTTTTAAAAGAGTTTTTAGCAAAATTAGACGACGATAGAAAAAGAGCAGTTGATGAGCAAGCAAGTATATTAAAAACAGCATTTAGTCGTTCAGTAGAATTAGCTAAATTGCTTGGTGATGAATATGACAGAAATGCAGACTTAAGTGATGTATATACAAGTGCAATTAAAGCTCTTGTTGAATCAGGTTTAACTGCAGAAAGTGATGGTGTACAGTCAATAATAAACTTATACAAAGAGCTACAAGCAGAGTATGGTAATGTCATAAATAAAAATAGTGATTATGCTAAGCGCCTTAAAATACAAAATGAATTGCGAGCTACACTAGCTGTAATTTCAGAAAAAGAATTAGCTGCAGCAAGAAACTTAATTGAATATGATGCAGCAGCAGAACGTGCATCTGCAACACAGAAAGCATTGAACGATTTATTTGATGCTGGTTTTACGCTTAAAGGTTCTGGTATAACAGCATTCTTAGAAGAATTCGGAAAGTACTTACAAGGTCTTGAAGAAGCTATAGATAGTACAAAAATATTTGAAGATGAATTTTTAGAAGCAGAGCAAGCATGGTTCAAAGGTCGAGAAGCTGTTCGTGAATATACTGAAAAGCTTGAACTGCTAAATGCAACGGCAATAAAAGTAGCAGAGAGTGAGAGAGATAAAGCTCTTGCTGCAGTTAAAGGTAATAAAGCAGCAGAGGATGCTATAAATGATTACTTCGATGCTTACATTAAAGGTTTAAAAGATGTTGCAAAAGCAGAGAAACTAGCAGAGTTTTTTAGCAAGCTAGAAACTGGTGTTAATGTTGCAATGGACTTATTGAGTGCAATAGATGACTTTCATTCAGCTACAATAGACCGAATGATTGCTGATGAAGAACGCTATTATGATGCACTTCAAAAGTTACGTGAAGATGATTTAGTAAAATTATTTGAAGATATAGATGCAAGAGAACAAGCAGAATTAGCAGCTAAAGGTTTACTTGAAGAAACAGAACGTGAACGCTTAGAACGTGAAATTGCAGAAGCAATTATAGCAGGTGATACAGTTACAGCTGCAGAATTGCAAAAAGAAATTGATAGATTAGACATTAAAGAAAAGTATGACGCAGAACGTTTACAAGCACAAGAAGATTATGACAAAGAGCAATTAAGATTAGAAGATGAAAAAGCAAGAAAGATTGCTGACCTTGAATATAAAGCTGCACTTCAAACTTGGCAATTAGCTGTATTATCAGCTACAGCAAACGTAGCAGTTGCACTTGCAAAAGCTATTTCAACATTAAATCCTTTTGTAATAGCAACAACAAGTATAGCAGGAGCCGCGGCAATCGGTAGTGCTATAGCTGCAAAGCCTAGTGCGCCTGCTTTTAAAGATGGTGGAATAATTCCTGGGTCAAGTACTAAAGGTGACCAGAATCTTTTCTATGGCGATGCAGGTGAATTGATAATGAATAAAGCACAACAGCAAAATATTGCTGAACAGTTAACAGGTAAAGGACAATCAATTGTTGTGCATTCATACTTAATTGTTGATGGTGAACAAATGGCAAAGAACTCTGCAAAGTACTATAATAATGGTAAGGTGGTTGTTAACTTATGAGAATACAAACACGCAATGAATTAGCTTATGCTGACTCATTAGTAATGACAAATCCAACAATTGCGTATCCAGTAGAAAATATATATGCTTTGTTTAAAGAAACAATAGCACAAGCATCAGCTACTTCTACAACTATAACAGCATCTTGGAATACATCAATTATTGTTGATAGCTTTTTTATAGGCTATCATAATATTTCAAGTATTACTATTAGACTTTATGATTCATTATCAACACTATTACATACTGAAATATTAAACAATATAAATCAAGATGACTGTGTTTATTTAAATGCAGCAGTAAGTAATGTTGCATCTTGTATTATAGACTTAGTAGGTGCAGAAAATATTTTTCTTGGTTCATTATCTATGGGTCAATACTATGAGGTATATAATGTTGTTGCTGGTTATGAGGTTGAATATTTAGATACCAGTAATTTTGAACAATCAACAGGTGGACAAACGGCACAGTTTTCTGGTACAATATTACGCTCATTTGAATTAGTATTAGCAAAATTAACAGCGACTCAAAGAGCATTGTTTATTGCTGCATACAAGAATGTGTTAAAGGGAAAGTCTTTTTGGCTTGACCAATATCCTGATATAAGTAATGAGATTGAACCACCATGGTATGGTTTCTTTTCGCAAAATATTATTGAGAATAGATCAAATAGTAATGGTTTCTATAATATAACTACAGCATTCACGGAGAGTAAATAATGGCTATTGCAAGAGTAGATTTTCCAACTGTTCCAAATCCTGTTGCAGGTGACTGGGCACTACTTACTGAATTAGTTAGTAAGTCTTTTAAGAATATAAATAATCCATTACAAGCAATAAGTGGTAATATACCACAAGGAAGTTTATTTCAAGTAGGTGATGTTATTTATTATGCAAATGCAGATTATGCAATAACAGGAACGTCAAGTAATTATGTTAAGCTTACACCTACTGTTAGTGGTGATGAATTAAATGCTGCATATGTTAGTTCTTTAACAGGTGTTAGCTGGAATAAAATATATAATGGTTACTATGATGTCAGTGGTAATTTGTATGTATTTGATGAAGCTAAAGCAATATATGCCAATATTTTAGCAGTTTCGTATACCCGTTTATTGGCTGACCCAATATTTAATGCTGTTACAGCTAAAACATTAGCATTAAGTAATAATGCCAATATTGGTGGTACACTTGGAGTTACAGGTGCTGCCAATATTGGTGGTACACTTGGAGTTACAGGTGCTGCCACTATTGGTGGTACACTTGGAGTTACAGGTGCTGCCACTATTGGTGGAGCACTTGCTTGTCCAACTATTAACACTGGTTTAGGCGCTTTCGAAATTGGCCAGAATTTAAGAACAACAGATACTGTAGAATTTGCAAATATAACAAAAGCAAGTAATCCAGTAGCCTCTGTTTATACAGACGATTTTGTCAATTATACAGTTTACCCAATAGGTAGTGTTGTTTTGGTAAATACAGGTGGAACATATCCAGCAAGGAATTCAGCATATGCAATTCATTTATATGGCACTTCTGGTGGACAATATACACTTTCAACAGACCCTAATGCTGGTGCACAATTATCTGGTATATGGCGTGCACGTGGTTACACTGGTGATTATGCCCATATGTTTCAAAGAACAGCATAAGGACAAAGTATGTATTTAATAGTAGAATTAACACGCACAGAGTCAATAACAATTTATGCAGCGCCAGCATTACGTCCTTTTGTTATTGCATATAAGCTATATTATGGTGCAAGTAATTCTGATATAGCAGACTTTTGGACAACAACATTTGGTGTTACAGAAGAAGCAAAGTTAAAAACACAAGTAACTGGTGTTGTTTATAATTATGCAATAAATTATTCTCTTAAAGATAATATTAGTGACTGCTTAAACGATTTTAGAAGTTTTTATTGGGCTTCAGAAAATCAAGAATTAACTATAAGATATGGTATGCTTGAAGAATCTACATGGCAAACGCCTAATATGCAGTATGGAATAGCTATTGGTCTTACAAAGGATAAAGTAAGATATTTTGAAGATAGAGAATATTTGCCTCTAATAAGTAGTCTTGAGCCAGTGGCATATGATATAGATAAGTTTAATTATGATAAGCTTAACTTCGCAATGAGTACACTTATACTTAATAATTTAAGTGGTCATTTTAATCAGTTTAAAGATACCCCAATATATGGTAACTTAGTTACTGTAAAAACTGGTGAAGAAGGTGATACATATTCTGAGCTTATTTTAAGACGCGCATACTATATAGAAGACTATGACTTTAGTGCACAAACATTAACTATAGATATTCAAGATAGTAGAAAAGCATTATCAACACAAGTACCAACAAAATATTTTGATGTTGCAGATTATCCTAATATTGGTGACTCTGCTGTTGGTGAAGCAATACCTTTTGGATATGGTCAATTAAGAGAAGTTCCTGGTAAGTGTATAAATGAAAATGCAGTAAATGCTACAGTAAATCCGATATTCATATTTGTTGAAATACTCTCAAGTGCAACAGTTACTGTTGAAGTTAAAATTGCTGATGTTTGGACAGTGCAAACATCAGGTGTCACTGTTGATATAAATACTGGACAAGTGACAGTCGTTGGTGCACGTGCAGGTTCTTCACCAAACTTTACTGTGAGACCTACTCGTGCTGAAGTAGTTGGCATTGCAAATACATATGCTAGTGATATTATTAAAGATATGAATGATAGATTTCTTGGTATACCTTATGATACTTCTAATTATAATCAAACTGAATGGGAAGCAGAAGAAGTTTATCTTGAACCAATAGGCTTGTATATTGATAAAGTTGACTATGTATATAACTATATAAGAAATCTTCAAGCTGCATCTTCAGTAGGCTTTAGATACGATACAATACAAGGTAAGCGAACAATAATTATTGACAATCCAAACAAGGATGTTACAGTAGATATACTTCCGCCGGATATTTTTAATATTACAAATGTTGTTGCAGATTCTAATAAAGCTGATATGTACAATAAAGTAATTATTGGTTATAATCAAGCAATAGAAAGCAAAACAGCATTAAGAAAAGAAAATTCAGATTACTATAGTATATCTTTTAGTAATTATAAAATTGTTAGTATTTATGATGTTATAACTGGACTAAATAGTGAGCTTGCTGCTACAAACAGAGCAAGTATTCAGGCAGAAGATTTGCACTTAATAAGAAGAGTTTTTAATTTGCGTGTTTATGGCGATAAGTTTTTAGACTTAAAATTATTAGATATAGTGAATGCAACAATAGATATTAAAAAATTTAATATAGAAACTATTACTACATTACAAGGTGTCTTAAATTCACAAGATGTAGTAGAAGGTATTTATAATAGTTTAGAAGTAATAGAAGGTATGCTTTCGTCAGTAATAATTACTGACGAATCTGCAAATCTTTTTGGTACTATTCGTGGACAAGTTATAGCTGTAAAGCCAGACTATGACTTAAAAATAAATGATATTAAAATAAGGGAAAGACCTTATAGTCAAGTCTGGGAGGACATTTATGGTTGAGCAGAGAGTCATTAAATTATACACTGATACAGATGCTAATTTATCTACATTAAATCCAGTACTTGCCAAAGGTCAAGAAGTTGTTGTTACTGATTTATCTGATGCGAATAGAATATATAGAAAAATAGGCGACGGTATAAGAGCATATAATAGTATTGAGTTTGAACACTTTTTAAATAATTATGATAGTTCACTTAATTATGCCGAAAATGATATCATCCAATCTGCGGGGCAATTTTTTATATCCTTAGCTGATGATAATCAAGGAAATGCAATCCCGGATGCTTCGACTTCGCCTCCTTACACCAATGCTTGGTGGAAGATACTTGAGCTCGGGGGGAGTGTAGCGCCGTTTTTTACCTTAGGGGAAACGGTGAGTCAGAGGGATGTTTTGTACCTCTCGACCGATGGAAAGGCGTATATTGCCTCGAATACCGACTACGACCACAAGAATGTCATTGGGTTTGCCGTGACGAGTGGAGATGCGGATGATGAGATAAAAGTTCTTAAAGTTGGGAGCTTGATTGGGTTTAGTGGGTTAGTTGCTGGTAAAGCTTATTACCTGGGTGTTGATGGTGGGGTAGTACTTAAAGAAACTGTTATTAAAACCTCCTTTTTAATCAATCTTGGTATTGCCACAAGCACTACAGAATTAGATGTTAAAG